TCGGAGATCCCTACACGCTGGATCGCGTGGCTGTGAAACTGAGCGAGGAGGGCAAGAGTGACAACCAGGCTCCTTGACCTCCGTCCACGTCTCATTGACCTATGGAACAAGCGCCGTTTTCGCAGCGATACTTTGGCAGAAAAGGCAGAAGTGCCTGAAAGTACGATACTCGCGATGTTTCGGGATGAAGCGGTCGAGCGTGCTATTGCTGAAAAAGTACTTGCTGCTTTGTCGGGCATACTTGACAAGAAGTACAGCTTGGAGACGGTAAAAGTAGAAATCGGCCCGTGATGCATCTCTTTGAAACTCTCGAAACCGTAAAAGTGAAACGAAAGGATGAGGCAACGTATGGAAAACCAAAGTGAAGTAGCACGCATACTTAATCAGATCCGCGACGAATATGAAGCAGCGCTCAGAGGCACGAAGAGCTTTGCCTCTGGCAATGCCAAGCACTCCTTTATTACTACACGAATGGAGAATATGGGCAAGTTACAAACTGAGCTCGATGAATTGATAGGGGATAATGCAATAGCATTGGTTGTCCAGGTTTTGGAATCAGCGCCCGATGCCCCTACGGTAACTTTTTAAATCGCAAAGGAAATTGTATGAGCGAATTGTTAACAGTATCAGAGGTTGCGCGTATTCTTCGTGTCGATGAAACAACAGTACGTCGTTGGGCCAAACAGGGATCGATGGAAGCGGTAATCTTGCCACACGTAGGAAAGCGCCAGGCTCTCCGCATCAAACGCGTGACCCTCGAAAAAGTGTTGGGAGGGGATGCGCTATTGTCCATCTAGAGGACGTTGAATCTAAAAAGCAGCCTCGATGTAGAGCGATGAGGCTGCTTTTTCATGTCTGTTGAATATGGCTGCGACGATGCAGAGCCAGAACTAGTATAGCAGGGAAATTTGAACATGGCAAAACGACCGAAAGGCGAAGGGGCATTTTATTGGAGTGAGTCTCATAATCGCTATGAGGCAACGGTCACAATCAACGGAAAGAAAAAGACCGTGGCCTCTTCTACGAAAGGAACAAAAACGCAAAAGTACAGGGAATGTAGCAAAAAGCTTGCGGAGGCGAAGAGGCTGGCAGAAGTCGGCCTTGACGCAGCACCGGGGGAGCAAACCGTGAAAGCCTATATGGAGGAGTGGACAGATGCCTATAAGACCCAGGTGCGGGATAGCACGTTTGCGAAGAGGCGTTTTGCCTTTGATCGTGCCATTGCTGAGTTTGGGTTGACGAAGCTCAAGGATCTTGGGCCAAAGCACATCCAGACGTGGGTGACCGGGATGGCAAAAGATCTTGCACCCTCCTCAATCGAGATCTATTACGGCCTTTTCAAGAAGGCACTTGCCGATGCGGTCGAGCGAGGCTATTTGCTTGCTTCTCCCTGTCGTGGGATTAAATGCCCCAGGATCGAAGAGGAAGAGATGATGATCCTCGATTCAGAGCAGAGGAGGATCTTTCTCGACTTTGTCAAAGGACACAGGCATGAAACTCTGTTTGTCACTACGCTCATGACCGCAATGAGAAGTGGTGAGGTGCGCGGGCTACGATGGGAGGATATTCACCTTGATAAAGAGGAGGTGGATGTTCGCGAGACTCTAGTCTACATTAGCAGGCAGGGCTATGAGCAGCATAAACCCAAGACGAAAGCAGGGAAACGCGCTATCCCACTTGTCGAACCTGCGCTTACAAAATTGCGCCAACATCGGACGGCGCAAAGAGAGCGATATCTGAGCTTGGGGATACCCTGGAGCGAGCAAGAGCTTGTCTTTCAGGGTAGGCGTCCTGGTGCGCCTTTTTCAGAGGATGCCATGCGTGATGCCTTGGCACGGATACTGGAAGCTGCAGGTCTCCCACGCCTGAGAGTTCACGATCTCCGGCATACAGGGATTACTTATATGCTGCTTGCCGGTGCGCAGCTCAAGACCGTCATGAAATGGGCCGGACACGCAAATGTAGAGCAAACGCTCCACTATGTCCACATTTTGCCGGAGACATTGCAGAAGGACATACAATCTTTCAAGGAGGCGGCCCTTTCCGCCATAGGCTGACAGCTCAACTGACAAAGGAGGCTAGCATTCGCGTGAAACGGCTTGAGAGGCCACTTGGTGCGGGGGTATCGGTTCCGCACAACAAAACCAGGATTCACTCAAATGAGCGCACAAACCCCCTTCACAATTCAACAAATAGCATCATTTTTCGTCAATAAGCTGACGATTTTGCTGACAAATTATGTGGTATGGCTCCATTGAAATCTCAATCGATTGAGATTTCAATGGAGATTTCTACAGATTTATGCTACAATGCCAGCATGACAGACAGACAATTCAATGCCATCATCACGCTCGGCATGGTGATGCTCCTGTTCTGTGCGGTGACATTTTGCACTTTCGTGGCGCAGGTGCCGGTTGGACAGTGAAGTATCTCATTGGTGCCATTGTGCTCGTGTGTGCCAGTGTGATTGCGGTTATGACAGTGGTGTTCGTTGTGATTCTCGTATGTCGTGTTCCGGTAATTGTACGGTGACAGGCCATGCAACAATTGCAGCATGTTGTGAGGTAGCATGTGCCACAAGCCTGTTCAATCTGCTCTCATCCTGAGCGAGAGGCTATCGAGAAAGCGCTAATTGATCGCATATCGTTACGCGACATAGCGCGACAATTTGAGGTGAGCAAGGATGCTGTCGCGCGGCACAGATGGAAGTGTATCAAGCAGGATTTGGCGGAGGTTGGGGCTGAACGAGATAAGCATTTTGTCTGGAACGTGCTTGCTGAGATGCAGTGGCTCCATGAAGAGGTGCGCTCGGTCTACAAGGAAGCACGAGACGGAAAAGACCATAAGGCTTCTTTGCAAGCCTTGGGGGAAGTTCGACAGCAAACAAAGCTCTTCAGTGAGTTGCTTCAAGGGATGGAGCCAGGGCAAGCAGAGAGGCTTGAGCAAGAGTGGATAGCAGTCAGGGAGGCCATTTTCAACGCGCTTGAACCATACCCGGAGGCAAGGCTTGCCGTAGCAGAGGCGTTGTACGCATTGGGGAAGAGCTATGATCACGAGTCTCGCAGACAACTTCTCCAAGCGCCTGCACCCGATAACGCTAGCTAAGAATGCCGGAATTGCACTTGATCCCTGGCAATGTGACATGGTGTGTAGTCGGTCGTCACGGCTACTACTCAACTGCTCAAGACAGGTCGGCAAAAGCACAACGACAGCCGTGCTCGTGATTTATACGGCGCTCTATGAGTCAAACTCGCTTATCCTGCTACTGTCTCCCAGTGAGCGACAATCTCAGGAACTATTCAGAAAATGCCTTGAGATTTATGCTGCTACAGGGCGAGAGATCGACGCCGACACTGAGAATAAGCTGAGTCTTGAGCTTGATAATGGCTCTCGTGTTCATGCGCTCCCTGGCAAGGAAGGCACGATTAGAGGCTTTAGCGGCGTTACTCTGCTCATCATTGATGAGGCGTCACGTGTGCCAGACGCGCTGTATGCATCAGTAAGGCCAATGTTAGCTGTAAGCGGTGGCAGGCTTATTGTCCTGTCAACGCCGTTTGGCAAGCGTGGCTGGTTCTACGAGGCGTGCAAAAAGCAAAAGAGCCTTGAAATGTGGGATTACTACGAAGTCCCGGCAAGTGAGTGTCCTAGAATTACTCCTGAATTTTTGGCTCAGGAAGAGGAGGCGTATGGTTGGTATTGGATCCAGCAAGAATTCTTTTGTCAATTTCACGACACCGTTGAATCTGCATTTCGTGCAGAAGATATTGAGAGTTTAATTAAACCAGAGGTTGAGCAATGGTCTCTATTTTAAGTCCTATATGTATCGGAGCTGACATAGGAAAAATAACGGACCCCACAGCCATCTCAATAGCTGAAGCCGTACAAGTTGAGACAGGCCGCTTTCAGGCGTGCAAAAGAGTGCCTGCTCACATTAACGCTGAAGGTCAATACATACCGGCAAAAGATGCTGAGCCGGTGCGCCTGACTCGCTATATCATTCGCCAAATCGGGCGTCTGGCACTGGGTACGGATTATCCGACGGTTGCAACGAAGATTGTCGATATGCTGCTCAGTGATCGGTTTGCAGGCCGTGAAATTCGTATGTTGATTGACGTGACAGGGGTAGGACAGGCCATATACGATATGGTCAAAAAAGAGATTCACGACCGGATTCACGGCGTAAACGACCTGACTCCTGCACAGAAGGAGCAACTGAAACGCGTCTCGTTACAGCCGATCAGCTTTGTTCATGGGGAGAAGTACAACCGCTCAAAAGGCACGCTCGGTAAGGCGTTTCTTGTCAGCAAAGGACAGGCCCTGCTGCAGTACCGCCGCATCGACGTGCCCGATACGCCTGAAGCGAAGGCAACGTGTGACGAGCTGCTTGCCTACGAGATCAAGATCAACGACAAGGGCAACGACCAGTACGGCGCGTTCCAGACGGGCAAGCATGACGACCTGGCTACAGCCCTGCTATTGTCGATTTTGGAGGACCCATTCAGCGAGCGTGTGACCTATAGCGAAAGGGTACATTGACATATGAAGCAATTTCGCACGCGTGTCTCTGTCTCGCTTGGAGACGATCTGGACGGCGCACTACGGGTCATCAAGGCACATTACGGCATTTCATCGAATGCCGAGGCCGTCAAGCGTGCCATCGCTGAGCATGCGAAGCAGGTCAAGGTAGAGGCGACGAGGGAGACGAAGCAGATTACGTTTAGCAGGAGGGTGCACTAGTGGCAACACAACTACTGGTTTGGGGAATCGTGATACATCTGGTGATTGACTGGATCTTACAGAATGACTGGCAAGCTCAAAATAAAGTATCACTCAAGCATCCTGCGGCATATGTTCATTCTGGTATCCATCTGCTCGGGCTACTGCTCATCTTTCCCTGGTACGCAGCCCTCCTTATTGCTATTACGCATCTCCTCATCGACACACGTAAACCGCTGGCATGGTGGCGGCGCGTGTTCAGGCAGACACAGCAAGGCGATGTAGCCCTGCATGTTGCCATTTGGGGTGATCAAGTCGCTCACATCGCAATAATCGCTCTAGCAGCATTGATAGTGGTGCCGCTATGATCAATTCGCCAGCCAAGCCAGCACAACCCGCCTACGAGATCACCGAAGCGGACAGGAAGCGCCAGGAGGCCATAGCACGTGCATGGCAAGCCTTTGATGATGAGTTAGAGCCGCCACTTGAGCCAATGGAAGGCGAAGACCCGGAGCTTGCCAATGTCGCTGAGAATATCATCGCCTCGACAGTGGAGGACATCACGAGCTTTCTATTTGGCGATGAGCTGGAGATCAGGGTCGAGGAGGGGGCACCCAAAGAGGCGCAAACGCTGCTTGACGATGTGTGGGGACGCAAAGAGGCAAGGTTGCCGCTACTGCAGAAGCTGTCGCAGAATGGCATCCTCTCTGGTCAGGCTTTTTTACGCCTGGTACCCAACCCTGACGACTCGATACGCCTGGTCGTCATCGATCCTTACAACGTCCATGTCCAGACAATGCAAGGCGATTGTGAGACCGTGCTCCTCTACTGTATTGAATATTGCCAGGACGAGGAAATCAATGGCAAAGCAACGAAGCGCTACTATAGAGAAGAGATCCAGCGGCTTGACCCACAGCAGAATGACCCCGATTCGCAAAATGTGGCGCTAGATAAAGATACGCAGTGGGAGATTAACCACTGGACAAGGATAGGCGATAAGGGGCAGTGGGAAGCCGTGGGGGAGCCTATTCCCTGGAAGTACAGCTACTGCCCTGTCCAGTCGTGTCAAAATCTCGTGCGTGCCAACAGCTTTTGGGGCAAGCCCGATGCCACGAAAGGGCTGATTGCCCTCAACAAGGCCATCAATTTCGTGCTCTCCAACATCAACAAGGGTGGCAAGCTCTACTCACAGCCATGGCCCTGGGTGACCGGCGCTCGCATGCCAGTAATGGAAGTAGGAAGAGCCGTAGAATTGCCCATAGAGGCGACGATTGGAGCACTCGAATTCCATCCCGATCTTGCCGGTCAAATTCTCTTTCTCGACAAATTACATGGCATTGTCGAGCGCACAACATCCGTACCGGCCATAGCCAGCGGCGTAACTCAGAGTATGCCTAATGGCCCCGTGGCAGGCATTGCGCTCAAGACAATGTGCATGGCCCTGCTCAAGAAGATTGACAAGAAGCACAATCTCTATGGAAAGCTCATCATTGATACATCCAAGGCCATACTGCAGCTTAAAGGCTTTGCTCCTGAGATTGATATTACGCTTCACTGGCAAGATCCATTGCCAGCCAATATATTGGAGAATCTCCAAGCGGCGATACTTAAGGAGCAAGTGGGCTATAGCAAAGACACGACGCTTCGTGAGCTTGGAGCTGACCCAGAGCACGAGGCTGAATTGAAAAGCCAGGAAGCAGAGGCGGCTATGACGGCATTCAGCAGGGGGCAAGGATTCCCACCAACAATGCCACCAGGGCAAGAGGAGGGTGGAGAGTGACCACCGCCTCTCAGCTCCTAGCCACCATTGCCGACTTCAGGCAACGTCTCCTAGCAAACGAAGCCAGCGCGGCGCAAGCAATGGAGGCGGCGCATGCCCAGACCCTCAAGATCATCGACGTAGAGCTGGCAAAGCTCTATGATGCGATGACTGAGGCTATAGCGAGCGGCCAAGGCTTTTCGATGTCGAAGCTCTATGAAGCTAATAGGTTGGAGGTCATCAAGAGGCTGATTTCGGGCGAAATTGACCAATTCGGAGCGCTGGCTCGCACGATGACGGCGCGATTACAACAAGACGGCGTACACCTCGGTCTCGACGCGGCTATGCAACTGCTACAGGCTCAGGTGCCTCCGGGGGTTGCATGGTCGTTCGGCGTTCCGTCGCAAGAAGCACTGGCTCAACTCGTCGGAGCAACACAGGCGGGTAGCCCACTCGCTGATCTCTTTGCAGGCTTTGGAGCTGAGGCGGCTGACAAAGCCGCAAAGGCCTTGATTACAGGTGTGACGTTGGGGCAGAATCCGCGAGAGTTTGCGCCACAAGTGCAAAGTGCCCTGGAGGTGTCGAGACATCGGGCGCTAACGATATCGAGGACGGAGGGCCTACGGGCCTATCGCAATGCGGGGCTAGAGACGTATCGGGCGAACAGTGATGTGGTGACAAAATGGCGGCGTACATGTGCCAAGAATGGTAGAACGTGTGCCGCTTGCATTGCTCTTGATGGCAAGCTATACGATCTGGATACAGAGTTTGCAATTCACCCAAATTGCCGTTGTACGATGATTCCCGTCACGAAGGATTGGAGTGAGATTTTAGGTCCGTTGGGGATTGATACTTCTGGCATTCCAGGCACAAGACCGCAAATTGAAACCGGCGCAGCTTGGCTGGATAGGCAAAGTGAAGCCACACAGCGTAAAATATTAGGAGCAAAGTATCAGGGTTGGAAGGATGGCAAATTCACGCTGGATGATATGGTCAGGCGTATCCACAGCGATGAATGGGGTGCGTCAATCGCAGAGAAGTCATTGAAGGAGTTGATGAAGTCATGAAATGGTCTGAGATGAGCACAGAAGAGCGCAATAGGCTTGTTGCTGAGAAGGTGATGGGCACCTTGCAGTGCTTAGATAAAAGAGCGTGGCAAAAGGGGCCAGTACAGGTTGCGCAGGGTTGGCAGTGTCTAAGCTGCGGCGCGTGGGGTACTGGAATGGCACCAGGGCAACATGATAAGCCAGATGAGATGATACCACACTACACCACTGACATAAATGCTGCATGGCAGATTGTTGAGGCTGGCAAGTTTCACTCTGTGGAATTAGAATGCTATCTTCCAAAGAATACAGAGCAGGCTCTGTATAGATGCTTTATCCTTGTAGTTGCTGAAGGACAGCCATATAAGCAATATGCGTCCAAGACTGCACAGGAAGCCATCTGTCTTGCATCGCTGAAAGCCTGTGGAGTCAGGGTAGAGCCATGAGTAATGAGCACGATGATCTTATCCTTCTGCATATAGAGCTGCAAACACAGCTCCTCGCAGAAATCGCGTCACAACTGCGAAAGGCAGAAACGGTTGATCCTGACACGGCAATCGTTGCCTTTGGCGGTTGGCTCACATCTCGCAAGGAAGTATCAGGTCCGTTCTCATCGCATCACAATGCAGGTGATATGGCTCAACTTATTCGCCAATTCTGTGAAGCTCAGGGATGGAAAGCCAGCGATGAGCGGTTTCACAGGCAGATACAGGCAATGAAGGAGTATCCTGGTGACTGAGCAAGAGGAGAGGAAGTGACCACACACTCCTATAAAGCAGGCGACCTCGTCACCATCACGATCACCGGCAAAGTCGAGCGCACACGCGGTGATGCTGTCGTGATCAATGCGCATGGTGTCGAGATTCCCGTGCTGGCATCGCAGGTCAATGCGCTGACGCCGCTGGCACAACAGATCCTTGAGCTGATTGCGCAGAACGAATCGTCAGAGGAACGAATACTCCCCAAGTTAGTCGCTCTTAGGGAAGACATCAAGCAACTTTGTCAGAAGGAGGCGAAGAAGTGACCAACATCATCGTGCCAGGGCAACAACCGCCCACGTATCCACAGATCAATGTCCAGTGTACCCCGCAAGGTGTCGTGTTCGTGATCGCCCTGGGGCCAACAATCACGATCAATCACCTCGTTGCTCACTCCGATATGGAGCAAATCGAGGCAATGCGCAAAGCAAGATTGCGGGAGTTCAAGGAAATGAGCGATATCGCTCAGAATGTCATCAAAAACATATAATCAAAGGATATAACCATTATGGAAAACATCGAAAAAGAGGCGCTATTCCTCTATATAGATCAGGCCATCAAAGAGGCACAAAATCTTGCCACTGTCATCAATCGCGGCCCTGGAGGCCGTGAGGTTGCCCTGACCATCACAAAGTTGCAAGAGGCTGAGGATTGGGCAAAGCGTGCCAGGAGTGAAATTGAGCAAGCTAAAAATTGACATCGCTCTAACATTTTTTTGACATTTATTAACAGGGAGAAATAATGTCCAACTTAACATTTGACGGTCTCAAAGTCGTTTCTGGTGACCTTGAGACACAAGCCGGTAATATCATCTCGTCTGGTGACGTGACCGCAGGCGATGACATTGTCGCCGCCGGTGATATTACTGCAACGACCGGAAATATTACTGCCACTGCAGGTAACATTGTTGCAACTGCAGGCGATGTCACGGCGGGTGATGATGTCATCGCCACCGACGACATCACGGCAGGGGGGGACATCACGGCAACGGCAGGCAATATTGCTGCAACGGCAGGATCAGTGACCGCCGGTACAACCGTCACGGCAACGACCGATGCCAGCGTTGGTCGCCATTATCTGGCTACAGGTTCAGTCCCTGCGGCAGCGGCTGGTGCTGGCGCTGGATCGTCGCCACCCGCGCCGGTTGTGACGGCAGGGGACAACGACACCAGGGGGAATATCACGTGGGGGACTGGAACGACAGCGGCGGCTGGTGCTCAGGTAGCAGTGACATTTGCGACGGCGTTTGCGGCAGCGCCTTTTGTGGCCGTGACTCCTCGTAACACAGCGACCGAGGCACTCGGATTATACGTGAGCACGAAGGCCACTACTGGTTTTACGCTCGCATCAACAGGAGCACCGGCTGATAGCCAGGCCAACACCGTGTACAGCTTCGATTACATCGTGATTGGCTAAAAACAAAACGTTGCGCCAACATTGCATTGACAGTGTTGGCGTATTGAGGATATGATTATGGTAGAACAAATCCCCTCATCTGGACCAGGCGCGACGCCTGCCCCCGGATCGCCCGCGATGGGCACTACTTCAGTTGGCGCGACGCCACCGAAGACACCAGCAACGCTTGAGGAAGCGCTAGCGGAAATTGCGGAAATACGGCGTCATGCGACCAATAAGGAAGAGGAAGCTTCCCGTCACGGCAAAAATCTCTCAGCAGCCGAAAAAGAACTTGCTGCCTACAAAGAGAAGGAACGCCTGGCACAAGAGGCTCAGCTCTCCGAAGTTCAAAAAGCAACAAAGCTCGCACAGGATTTACAGCAGAAATACGAAGCAGAACACAAGGCACACGTCGCAGCACTCGTCAAATTGGCTGCATCAGCAAAAGGCATTATTGACCCAGACCTTGCTGCATTGGCGATAGCGTCGCAGCTTGAATTTGGCGACGATGGAATGCCATCTAACCTTGACAAGGCCCTCGACGACCTTATCAAGAACAAACCCTATCTTGCTGCAAAGCCTGCTGAGGCACCTGCTAGCCCTGCTCAGACCGCAAGACCACCCGCAGTACCCGCAATGAATCCAGGCCGTACCTCGATTCAACCGGCAACTCCTCAAGGACCTTTTCAGCCAACACGACTAACGGACGTGTATAAGCGTCCATAGCCAGGAGAAGTAGCTCCTGGCAATGTCAGGAGCTAGTTTATGGCAGTTTCTACGCAGAGCATGACCCTGGCTGACTATGCCATTTTGAGCAACGAACCGGCTGTCAGAGCAGTCGCGTGGAGCCTCATCGAAGCAGGCTCTATGGCGCAAGATATCCCATTTCTAGACCGTGCGACACTGACCGCTAATGGGGTTCGATGGGAGGGAGATCTCCCTGTCGTCTCATGGGTAAGTATTAATGAAGAAGGGCCAACCACCACAGGTACCCCAACGCCGTATCAGGAGCAAGCGTTTATCACCCGCAACAACATTGATACCGATTATGCGCTTGTGCACGATATTAATGCAATCACCGATCCAAGGGCGGCCCGCGTGCAGGCGTACCTGGAATCCCTTACCTATGACACAAACGACAAGCTTATCAACAACAACCACGTAACAGGGGACAAAAAAGCCCCCGTGGGCATTCGTGCACGCATTGACGATGGAACGACCTATAAGGTCAGGTCAGAAAACAAGTTGGATGGCGGGGCGGTGGACCTCACTTATGCTGGTGCCACACAAGCCACCGGAAACCGATACTTTGATTTCCTTGCCAAGTTGTTGTGGCTTGTCGGCGACCCTGACGGCGTAAGCACCGTGTTGTACTGCAATGATGAGTTGCATCGGCGTACCGAGTTCATTGCTCGTCTCATGGGATCGCAAGGCGGCTGGAATCAGCAGACCGACCAATTCAACCGGCGGATCTCCGCTTTCCGCAATGCTCCAATTCGCGACATAGGCCGCAAATCTGACCAATCCACGAACATCATCACTAACACAGAAACAGCCGCTGGTGTGAACGGATCGGGATCTGATGACCACACCAGCATCTATGCTGTCCGCTATGGCCCAATGCAGTTTCACGGATGGCAGTATGCCCCTCCGATGGCTAAGGATCTTGGTTTGTTGGAAAGCGGCTCCCAATATCGCACGCATATCAACTGGATATGTGGCGTGATGCCAGAAACGAATCGCTGTATTGCTCGTATGCACGGCATCAAGATGAGCTAGGAGAGAGACATGGCATCAGACGCATTGCTTGTACTACAAACAGAAGTCACCAAAACCGCGACATTTAATAGTACCGGCCTGAACATCAAAGGAACGCCAAGAAGGGGGCTCTATGCACGCGTCATCTATAGCGCGGCAACAAATGCATCAGGATCAAATACCGTTGCTTTCACGATACAGCATAGCGATGACGACAATACGTACTATGAGCTTGCATCCGGCAAAGAGAACGACATAGCGCTCTCAACGACCGCGCAAGCAAAGGAAATTTTCATCCCGTTTGAGACGGATAAGGACTGGGTGCGATTGGTCCAGACAACGAGCGGCGCGGGTAGTACGCCAACCGTGACGTATTACAGCGATATTGTCCCATCCAGACCGTAGAAAGGCGTAACAATGGCACGTGCATCAATGGCTGCTTTGATCATACGAATACGACTCATGATCAACGATCCTGCAGGAGGCTCGCAGATCTGGACCGATGATCAGATCCAAGACGTTAGCGACGAGTCACGCCTTGATGTCGTCAACATGCCGTTGAAGCCAACGATTACTTATGATCCTACGATCCAGTACTTGAACTACTTTAGCGATATTGGAGGATGGGAGACGGACTATGTGATTTTGCAGAACTATGGCACAACTGTTGTGCCGTCAAGCGCTGAACCCATAGCTGGCAAATTCACCTTCTCGACGAACACCTACCCAACACTGACCATTTCCGGCAAGCAGCATGATGTCTATCACGCTGCTGCTGACCTGCTTGAACGCCTCGCTGCACAGAGTGTACTGCAATTTTCGTTCTCATCTGACGGCCAAAGCTTCCATCCTGAGCAAGTCATTAGCAATGTCGAGAGGCTGGTCAAGATGTATCGAAGCAAGCAACGTCCGGCCACGATCACGGTCAGGCGTAGTGATCTGGCTAGAGGTCGCAGTAGGTCACCGTTAGATCCGCGCCCAATGGATTATGTCGGCTTAGGAGATCCGTAATATGGCTGGAATGCTGAGCGCGGCGCAAATTGCAGCGTGTAAGGCGCTGGTGGAGCGCACTTTCGATACGACCGTGACCGTCAAACGTGGTCCGACGGCGGAAGACGCCTATGGGCACAAGACTGGCACACCTTCGACAGTGGGGACGGCACTTGTTGGCACATACAAACCCAGTGCTTCGCAGCTCGCTACTTATGCCGAGATCATCGGCTCGCAGAAGGCGCTGATGATCCGCTTTTCAGATTCAACGGATATCAGGCAAGGCGACACAATCACGCATCAGTCTAAGGACTGGACAGTGCACGCCGTCAAACCTGATGAGTCTTACGTATTTGCCCAAAACGCACTGATGACCACGACAGGATAGGAGATCGCTCTATGGCAGAGGCATTCAACAACTGGGATGAGATAGCGGCGGCGATGGACAAGGCGGCTGGTCAGGTCGTGCGGAAAGTGGCGTTTGATGGAGAAGCGAACATCAAGGCTGAAATCACATCACAGGACTTGATCGACACGGGATTCATGCGGAACTCGGTGTACGTCAAAACGCACAAAGAAAGCACGTATGGTCAGGGTGGATCACCTCCTAAAGGGGCAACGCTCCTACCAGAAATTGGGTCTCCACCGGATGACAAAACCGCCTATGTCGTAAGCGGTGCTAATTACACGTGGTGGCTGAATTACGGCACGATCTACATAGCTGCATATGGCTTTTTCGAGAAGGGCATGGAACGAGTGAAACCAGGCTTTGACGCGGCTATGGCAGCTATCAATGCAGCTATGAAGAGAGCAGGTCGCTAGCGTGGAAACAGCTCAGGCTATAAAGTGGATCATTGCCACTGCCAAGGCAGACGCGCCGCTCGTAGCAGTCGCCACAGGTGGGTTCTACGAGACATTCGCACCGATTGGAACGACAATGCCGTACTTCCTGGTTGTGGCTCAACAGCCTGGAAGCGATGTGCTTTCCGGCAATCGAACGCGCCTGATGACCCATATCCTGCTCCAGATCAAGGTTGTAGGATTTACCACTGGCTACGACAGCTTGATAACGGGCGCTGATCGAATAGACGCGCTGTTTGGGGACACGAAAAACGTGGCGCTTAGCCCTGGCTCAATGATTGCCTGTTGGCGTGAGAATGCCATCGCCTATCCTGACCCAAATCTTGTCGATGGAAAGCAAGTCAGGCACTTAGGCGGCCTGTACCACATAGAGCTGAAAGGAGCTTAGGAGCATGACGCAGAGTTCAGCCATACAAGGCACACAAATAGGGGTTGAAACGACCAGGGGGACAGAAGTCGATGCAAACCGCATTATCGACGCCTGGACCGTGAAGCTGCCACCTGGGAAAGCCGACTCCAGGGGGAATATGCCAGGGGGCAGGAAATACGAGTCCAAAGGAGCGAGATCAATTGATAGGGAGTGGAATGAATGGGGTGTTGAATCCAAACACATGGATTACAATTCCATCATTTACATTCTCAGTAGCGTCTATGGGGCTATCACGCCTACTGCAAATGGCTCTAGTGCCACTGCCAAGAATTGGAGTAAAACACCAGCAGTAGCGAGCGAATCAGACCCGAAAACCTATACGATCGAGCAGGGTAATTCAAGCCGTGCACGACTCGTCACCTATGGCTTGCTCAACAAATTTAGCTACAAGGTTGACCGTAAAGAGGCTTCGTGTTCAGCGTCCGGATTTTCAACCAGGATTACCGACGGTATCACAATGACCTCTAGCCCCGTTCGAATCGCAGACATCCCTATGAGCGCTTCTCACTGGACCATGTATATCGACACAACCAGTGGGGCAATGGGTACGACACCCATAGATGGATTTATCAACTTCGAGTACAACTTTGACGGCGTGTTCAATCCCGTCTGGTTTGTGAAGCGTGCCACGCCGTCTATCTCTGGTCATGTCGATCTTGCCCCAAAGACCGGCGGAAAGATCCTGTTTGAGGCCAATGCGGGCGGCATGGGCTATCTGGACTCCTTCCGTGATGTCGATGCTCTCTATGTGCGCATGGAGGCACAGGGCCTTGTGATCGACAATTTGCAGGTCGTGAGTTTGGGAACTCCTTCGGCAGGGACATTTACCCTGACCTACAAGGGGCAAACCACAAGCACCATTGCCTACAACGCGGCAGCCTCTGCTGTGCAATCAGCGTTAGAGGCGCTCTCGACAATCGAAGTAGGCGAAGTGGCAATCACTGGTTCAGCGGGAGGGCCGTATAGCGTCGTCTTTCAAGCGGCGCTCGCTCAGGACACTACAGCTATGACAGGCTCAGGTGCGGGCCTAACTGACGGGACATTTCTGATTACTCAGGCTCAGAGCTACGACAAATTCGTGCACGACATGTGCATTGAAATCAGCGAGCCGAACGACTTTGAAGACTCCGAGGGCGTTTTTGCCGTGCCGTGGGGCTTTACCGTTGTGGAGGACTCGACATGGGGCAAGGCGCAAGTCTTGACCGCCACAAATCTACTTACTGCTTTATAAGGGATCCATCTATGCCTATCAACATAGAGAAGATGGCAGCTAATACTGCCACCATCACCATCACGAGTGGAGAGGATAGTGCCAGGGTAACATACTCACCGGCCCTGGTAACCGAGGGGATCTTCACAAAATTGCTCGCGCTTTATAGCCTGCAAGCCATTGCAGACAAGGTGACAAGCCAAGAGGAAATTATAGGCAAGTTCGGGCAGGCTTTTGGGGATCTCAACGAGACCATCGTGTATCTCGTGCGTTCGTGGGACATCTACGCAACAGAGGAGGACGAGCGAGTAGGAAGAGCTTTCCCGCTTGACGCTGATCAGCTCCCTAAGCTCCCGCTCACTATTCGCATGAGCATTATCTACGGCATCATGGCAGACATACGCCCGGAATCACCGCCCCAAGCGACAACGGAACTGGTGCCCACCCAGAGATAGTCGCGTTGGGGCGCTACCTATTCTTGAAGGGGGAAGTTGAAAACGACGAAGTATACATGCCCCACTACTACCCACTGTTTGTGGCGGCAGATCGGTGCAATTGCCCACCGTGGGAGTTGCTAAAGCAAGGCGTTTGGTGGCGTGATACCGCAATCAAAGTAGCGTCGGGCGAAGCGTGGGCCGCTGAACTGAAACAAAAGTATCCCAACTGGTAAGACTGGTAAGAAAGGAGGTTGACCGTTGAGCATCGTAGCCTCGAGAGTCGTTGGAGAAATAAGCATAACCGGCACTGAGCGTGGTGTCTCCGACATGCAACGTGTTGGGCGTAGCACGCGTGACGCTCAGCGTGAACTCAACCTTCTGCGACCTGCTTCACAGTCTGCCTCGCAGTCGTTTGGGGGCATGCTTCTTGGTGCCGTCCGTAATACCACTGGTAGCTTCCTTAGCTTTACTTCTCAAGTTGGGATGTCCATCTTTGGACTAAAAGAGATCGTAGGCGCTGCATTGGGAGCTGCCGATGCGCTATTCCGGCCAGCGTTGGCGCTAGAGCAGACGAATGTTGCTTTTATTGGTCTGTTTCGTGGGAACGAAGCTGCTGCAAAAAGCTTCCTAAGCGAGCTTCGCAAATTCGATGAGGCCAATACCTTCTTCGATTGGCCTACGCTCACCATGTCCAGCCGTAAAATGATGGCATTTGGCATTGAAGCGAAAAACATCATCCCGTACATGTCCAGGCTCGGCGACACTATCGCGACGATGGGCGGTGGCTCTGCTGAGATCAACAGGGCTGTCTATGCCTTGGGGCAGATGAATGCCAGAACGAAGGTGGCGATGGGGGAAATGAACCAGCTAACCGAGATCGGCATACCGGCCTGGGACCTCCTGTCAGAGGCTATGGGCAAACCAGTCAAGGAACTGATGGACTTGTCGGAAAAAGGCGATTTGGTGTCCAGTGTTGCCATTCCAGCACTCATGCAAGGAATGGAACGATTCGCAGGTGGTATGGAGCGCAATGCAGGTACCGCTGCTGGTATGATCGACAAAGTTCGTTCCAACCTGGAAAAAGCATTGTTGTCAGCCACAGGTCCAATGCTCGAAAGTGCTAAGGGTGGGTTAAAGTCGTTGGGAGATATCGTATCAGGTCCGGCCTTTCAAAATTTTGCTACAGGTACAGGCGTGCTAATCGGCAACGTTATGGAGAACACAGGAAAGATTGTCGGAGGGTCGGTAGTGCCTGGATTCCAGCTTCTTGCCGAGAAAATGTCACCCGTCGGGCAAATTGTTCAAAATCTAGCCTCTCGTGTTAGGCCTTTCATCGACAGGGTTGGGGCATGGGCAGATAGGAATGACATTCTCGAAAAGTCTTTATCTGCACTGGAATCCGTGCTCAATCTAGCAAGAAATGCATTCAATGCAGCCGAAGGAGCCCTGGGGCCAATTATCGACGCAGTGGTTGACTGGACTGCAAAAAATGATCCTCTTGCCATAGCCCTTGATGTCGTAAAAAATGCTGTAAACTTCGCAAAAACCGCTATAGATAATGCAAAACAGGCGATAGAGAATATTGTTAAGTGGTACAAGGACTGGGAGCCGGTGATCCTCAGTGTTTCCGGTGCAATTACTGTATTTTTCTTGCCAGCCATCATTAAAGCTGGTGTCGAGGCTACGGTCAGTGGCACAAAAATTACCGCGAGCTTTATTGCCTCAGTGATCAAGACAGGAACGGAGGCCACAATCAGTGGGGTAAAACTCACTGTGAGTTTTGTAGCGGGTGTGGTCAAGGCTGGTGTTGAGGCCATAGTCAGTGCTGCAAAAATTACCGCAAGTTTTGTGGTATCCCTGGTCAGGGTGGGCGTTGAGGGTTGGGCCTCTGCTGTCAAGCTTGTGCCTCTCATTGCCAGTTTTGTTGTCTCTGGTGTCCAGGCAGCCATAGCCGGTGCAATCATTGCGGGGCAATTTGTTGTTAGCCTCATCAGAACGGGAATTCAGGCGGCCATCACAGGCGGTATCTTGCTCGCCAGCCTTGTGCCTGGCATCGTTGCCGTGATAGCACAATCAGCCATAGCGGCGGCGGTCGCAATACCCGGCCTGATCGTTGGCTTTGTGGGTTGGGCTATAGCAGCCGGAGCGGCGGCAATAGCGACTATAGCGGCTACATGGCCTATTCTGGCAATCGTTGCCATTATTGCCCTAGTCGTGGCCGGTATCATTTTGGCCGTGACACATTGGGGTGAAATCATGCATTGGATTCAAGAAGTTGCAAAAAGCGTTTGGGCAGGGATTCAGTCGGCATGGAGTGGGGCAATCGGGTTTTTCAAAGGGGTGGGAGATGGCATATGGAATGGGATAAAGTGGGGGCTTAATATGGCCATCGAAGGTATCAATACCCTCATCGGCTTCCTCAATGGCCTCCACATCGGCATTCCTGCCTTTGAGATTGCCGGGGTCAAGACGCCCGCCGCTGAAATCCGCTTGCCGCACATTCCAAGCATTCCAAAGCTGGCAAGAGGTGGCCTTATCGGAGAAGAGGGCTTTGCCGACGTGCACAGAGATGAACGTATTTACTTACCACGTGGTGCACGCGTCGTGCCTGCTAGCCAGGCGCAACAGATGAGAGAAGCGCCTGCGCAGGGGCCAATCACGGTTATTTTACAGGTTGACCGTTATCAGCTTGGAAAGGTTATTATGCCGCTCGTATCGGAAAATGTACGGCTTTCAACGGGGGTGAGAATATGACCGAGCTTCCAACAGTAGGCGGTAGCGGGAACGTATGGGGCAATCTGCTCCTTGATTTCCTTGGTGTTTCTCTAAACGCAGATGGGACACTGAAAGCTCCCATTCTTCCGAGAACAGCCGTTTCTGATGCGAACTACACCATTCTTGCCACTGATTATCTTGTCGCCTACACTGCTCTCACAGCCGCAAGAACAGCAACACTGCCAGCGGCAGCGGCCTCCAATGCCGGTCAGATGTGGATTGTGAAGGACGAGTCAGGAGCCGCCGCAACATACGCTATTGCCGTCAAAACCAGCGGTGGGAACATTGACGGTGTGTCTGGGAGCACTGGCAAAACGATCAGTATTAATTATGGAAAGCTCTATGTGTATTCCAGCGGGGGGAACTACTACACACTGGAATCACTTCCGGTAAAATCGGGGCTTGCTCAGATTAGCGGTGGAGCATTACAGTTTGGTGTTCCAACGAACGAGCTTTTTACCGGAACGGTGGGGACGACCGGATTAAATGCCAATCAGATACGCTATGTATTTTTCAAAGTTGACTATCCCATTACGATCACGGCATGGCAGTTTGATGTCAGTGCGACTCCTGCTAGCAATGCCAATGTCAGAGTTGGCATTTACCGTGCCGATGGTGCGTGGCAGCCAATCGGTGCGCCTCTCTATGACAACGGGGGGACTGCTGTAGCCAATGGCTTTACAGGGGTAAAGTCAGCAACAGGGTTGAGTGTTGCGCTTGCCCCTGGTCGCTATCTGACTGCCATTAACATGGATATAGCTATGTCTATGCGAGCCTATCAAGTCGGATCACGCGCAATTGACGGAGGAATGGGCACCACACCTATTGTCCAAAAAGTGGTGAACTCTCAAACATATGGCGCACTTCCTACGCCGGGTACTGTCTGGAACGCAACAAATCTTGCAGCCGGGGGAATGCAGCATAGTGTTCTCTGGCAATGGACGGAGTAAAAAGCGATGACATCATTGTTTGGTGAGGGCCTCTTCGGCGTCGGCCTCTTCGGCGTCGATGGATCGCCCTTTGCTGTCATCGGTGGTAGCCCCCTTGTCGGCACGGCCTACAATCCAGAGGCTGGCTCTCTCAATATCGAGTCTGCCATTGGGCGGCGTTCGACAGCGTCGTGCACTATCCGCATAGAGGCCCCTATGTACTTCCCAGAGGACTCCCAGATCTCCCTTTACAACGGAGCTGCAACCCTCATCTTTGCGGGCTATTTGTCGGCTCCGAAGTATCACAAGCCGGGCTTCGATCCGGGGCGTTACCACCAGCTCTCTGCACGCGATAAACACTGGCTGGCAGACAAGCGTCGTATCGCTGCCTCCTTCGAAAACAAAACCGGGCGCTATATTGCGCTCTATCTCCATGCTAATGTGTTGGCAGGGGAAGGTGTAACCATTGGGCAGATCTACGAAGACAATACGATCAACGACAACACGTATTGCTCAGAGACTCGCCTCTGTGGTGAAGCGATCGGCGTGATCCCTTCCATTGCCTTCGACTACTCGACAATAGCTGAAGATTTTGATGCCATCGTCAAGAATATCTCCTCGTCCGGTGTGCCGTTTTACTGGCAGATCGACTATGAGGCACAGCTCTGGCTTGTGGCCTATACAGCAGTGGTGAATAGTGTTGTGATCGATGGTACAACTGTCGATGAGGTGGTGAATCCTCCTGAAGTCACCAGAACGAATCCGAGGTACCGCAATACCCAGATCATGACCGGGGGAACAATCGAGACCACTACCCAGAACGAGACAAGGAAAGGTGACGGAGACACGCAGGCGTGGCCTATGCGTTACGCGCTCTCAAGAGTGCCGACCATTACCGTCAATTCTGCGAGCAAGACAGTGGGTATCAGGGGTGTAGATACTGGGAAAAACTTTTATTGGTCTAAGGGGGAATTCGAAATTACCCAGGAGAGCGGGGATACAAAACTCACCAGCTCTGACACGCTTGCAGTTGCCTACACTGGCTTATACAAAAATACAGCCATTGTCAGCAACGATGCTCAGATTGCACTACAAGCCTCCATCGACGGCTCCTCTGGCATCGTTGAGGAAAAGGAGGACATCGCACTCTCGACACTTGAGGCCCAGCTCTCTGTCGGTGGATCGCGACTCACACGCTACGCTGTGCAGTCGCCGCCAATTTTCGAGTTCACGACGCGCGACACAGGGTATCAGCCCGGCCAGTTCGCAACGGTTGACCTGCCGGATTGGAGCATCATTGAACAGATGCTTATCGAGAGTGTCAGTGCTTCGGATGGCATTGACGGGCACAACATCTACTACTCGATCAAAGCGATTGCCGGTCCAAGTGACACGTCCTGGGTGGCGTTTTGGGGGGAGATCACCGGATCAGGCGGCGTGTCGAGTAGCGGAAGTGAGGCGACAACGACGATTACAACTGTTCAGCAGACGGGTGAGATTGGGGCTTCTGTTGGCATTACCTGTAATCCGACAACGTTCTCCTGTCCCATCTGTAGCGAGTCGACGCTTTGCAGTGAATCGACAATAGTTTGCTGAGGTGACGCATGGCAACGATGACGAAGACAACAGCCGGGCTGAATGCATTACGTGATGCCAATTCAGGGGCGACAAACCCGAAAGTGTTTTATATCGCCCTTGGGGATGATGCTACAGCAGTATCTACATCGCACACAAAGCTGATTAATGAGCGATTTCGTAAGGCCATAACGACCTACGCGACAGGCGCAACCGGCATTATCACGGCACAGATTTATGTCGAACCAACGGAGGCCGTTGGGATTACCGTGAGGGAGGTCGGCGTGTTCGTCGGAAGCACAGCAAGCAGTGCGGCGAATACCGGCATCATGCTTGCTCGTATGCTCTATTCACCAGAGCATACAAAGCTCGGCACTGAAAATATGGTGATCCCTGTGCAAATTACGTATTCGTAGGAGGATGAAATAAATGCCAGCATACACGCCGACCACGTGGGTCAACGATGTCACACCGACTAACGCCACTAATCTCAACAAGATAGAGACGCAGTTAGCGGCTGTGCAATATGGCACGAATATTGTCACGCCATATCAATTGGCGAATAACGCTACCATCAACTCAGGGAATACCAACACCTACACCTGTACAGGTGGCTCAACTGGTGTGCCGACAGGCGCAAAGGCAGTATTCTGCAATGCATATTACACGGCGTCTGCAGGTGGAACCTTTGCATCCTTCACGCCGCAAGGGACTGCCTGGAGCAACGGAAACTATCCAATCATTGCAGCTCCGACAGCAGCTCTTTACAGCGGATCATTTCTAGCGGCGTTGAACGCGTCAAACGGGCAACTGGATGTAAAAGCCAACAGTGGTAATCTTGTTGGAATTTATTTGTGGCTCTATGCCTACATCTATTAGATTGAACTGGCCATGCGACGTGATAGCAGAGGCAGGCACACATGCAACAACCGGAGCCGACAATTGCGTATAGAGTCGAAGTCATAGAACGCGAAGTTTCCGCGCTCAGGCAACAACTTGAGCGATACGTTCCTGTGCGTGAAAATGAGCTGCATCTAAAAAGCATACGTGACACAGTTGAACGCATTGAACGAGAGGTGCAGGAAGCAAGAAGACAGGCGATGGATCTGAATACAAAGCTCTTCGCTCAGCAGGCAGAATCCGAGCGACGCGATGCCGCGCAACGGGAGAGCCAGGCTGCTTTGCAGATCAAAGTGCTGTGGGGTGTGGTTTCGCTCATTATCGCTGTTTTGACGTCTGTACTGATCGCGTTCCTCACGGGCCTATTTTAAGGAGGAGTGTATGGCACAGGCGAAAATTAGCATATTTCAGCGTATATTGCTTATTGCAGTATCATTGCTCTTCTTGCTGCTTGCTGCATTTATTGCTTTTCCGCTGTCCTATGGGAGCACAACGGAATACGCGGGCAATGCGTCGTTGCAACTGTCGAGATGCCAGCGACTTGCTAAGGACGCGCTGATCATGCAGCACGGCACGCAAGAGGAGAAGACGGACGCGCTGAGCGATATGCAGGTGCTTCTGCCATTGTTCAGCGCAGAGCAGGATCGGCTTGCTCGCAATCGCGATTCGCTGGCTCAGGCATCGCTCATCGAAGCACGGCCAAGCCACCGCGCCGTTGTGGCGGCTGCATCGGCCATCGTTGCCAGTGGCGCTGAGCCAGTGCAGGTTTCAATCCTCGTCTCGAACAGTGGGGAATACAACGATGCCATGCATGAATATTTGCTTATCCTTGAGCATCAGGCTACGGATGCAACGCGCTCGCTGGTCATTGTGCAGGGCGTGACGCTGCTGCTTATCGGAGCATGCTTCGTGTGGCTCCATCTGCTTGGCATGCAGAGGTTGAAAGAAAGCAGTGCTATAATGGAGCAAAAATTCTAGGAGTGCAACGGTCTGCTTGACGCGTTTGGGGTCTGTATTGAGTGCGGATCGGATGGCATAGATTATGACGACGAATTCGAATATGGAGATGACTGGCAATAACGCCGTAATCTGTATCTCCTGGCAAACGGAGGCTATGCCCGCGTCGAGCTTCCTCTACTTCCATGCAGAGTGCTTGCTGAGCAAGCCTGAGTTCAGGAGTGAAGCAATCGCGCAAGGCAAGTGGCGCGAAGTGCAAAGTGAGGCGATGAGAAGCAATGCGAGGTGTTCGCATTGCGAGAAGAAGCTGAGGGAGCCATGATGCCATAGAACTGCTAGCACAACTCATGCAGCGTGATCCTGCACACGGCGTGCTTTATCAACAGAGGATGGCCGTCATGATGTTCAGGCGCATGCAAGCGGTGGAGAGACGCGATGTGCAACATTTGTCAAATACATGACAAAACCTTTGCAAAGTGTGACAAATTCGATCTAAGGAGGTGGAACATTGGAGGCACAGGAACTCATAGCGAAAACAGGGCAACACCTGCTCTTTTTTGGAATAGACACTTATTCCTGGTCAACTGACCAATTCAAGCAAGCAGCACAATGGGCTTTTGCGCATGGTATCGATTCTTTATTGATCAAAGTTGCTGATGGAGTCAATACATGGTACGGAGGAATAAGCGGATGGCGCAACATTCGTCAAACGATCCTTGCAGAAGGTGTTGGTGCTATTCCATACAGTTACAGCTACGGGGACAAGTTTGGAGCACTGGACATTGAAATAGATATCATGACCGCATATATGCAGGATTCGGGCATTATGTGCGCAAACATGGAGGCAGAATGGAACGGGCAAGTCGCATGGGCGCAACATCTGTGTTCACGCATGCAGAACGTTCCGGGAACATTTCTAGTGAGCACGTGGGCCAATCTATCGTCCCAAAATTGGGAAGGCGTAATCAGGGCCCTCGCTCCCTGCACAGAGGCGTTTATGCCTCAGCAATATACCAATTACCTGAGCGCCTTCTGGGGAGAGTTTAGCGCCAATGGGGCAAGCTTCCTTCAACCAACGGTCCATCTCACACAAGAGTTTGGGGCAAACGACCCTGTTGCAATCGCAAGGTCCGCTTACAACCAGAGGCACACTGCTATAAGCGTCTGGTATTACGAGACCGCAATAGCCGATCCGAGCCTGCTCGATGCAGTCTTTGCGGCATTTCCAAAATCAGGAGGAGACATGACTGGACTATATGGGCCTGGCAAAGGCGATTTTGATACGTTCTTTACAGTGGGAAGCGACGGAAATTGGGTATGCAAGAAATTCAATACCGTACTCACGGGGGGAAATCGCGATTTATACTCCCGTACCTCCATTGATGGTAGCGCGTTACCGCTGGTTGGGCTACCACGCACCAATGAAT